GAAACCGGTCCAGCCCCTTTCCGTCGAGCCGGTCATGGCGACGGAATTGAGTAGGCGCTCGATCTTATCGGCGGCGAAGATGGCGTTGGAAGCATTGAGGTCGAGATTGTAGAGCGCGGCCTGGTTGACCTCTTCGAGGTTCCATTCCCAGCCCGAACCGATCATCGCGAAATCATGGCTGGCGCTGTCGCGGGTCGATTGATTGAAGGGCATGTCCGTGCCGGCGGCGGAGAGGAACTTCGCCTCGCCGGCGCTGTCGACGGTGAAGAAGGTCGTGCCGGAGGCCCATTCATTGCCTTCGGTAACGACCGGGACATGGAGGCCGTAGTTGAGAGTCGGATAGCGGCGCTGGTAGATGCGCGTCTCGATATTGCGCCCCTGCGCGATGACGAAGAAATAGGCGGCCTGGGCGTCGGCAAACTGCTGTCGAATGAATTGATTCATGGATTAGGCGCTCCTGTGCTTGAGCGAGATCTCGACGATGTCGCCGTTGCTGCCGCTCGTATCGAAGAAACAATCGGGAATGGGACCGACGATGCCGGTGCCGGCTGCGTTGACGTAAGCGTCGGTGGTCGGGTTGTAGTAGACGGCATCACCGTCCGAGACAGCACCGCCGGCCCGTACATACATCTGACCGGAGGTCAGGAAGGCGCCTGTCACAAACTGAGCATAGCCACCGGCTGGCGCCACATCGGGCAGCACATTCGGGGTCAGCACGGCGATGCCGATGAACTTGCCACCCGCGGCGAAGGGCGCGACACCATGATCGGCAAGGCCGCGCTGGACGGGCTGGCCGAACTTGATCCCGGCAGCGGTCTCAACCGTGCGGCTGATCTTGTTGGCCTTTTCCTCAGAAGCAATCTGCCCGTGCAGGCCCTTCCGAGGAGCGTTTCCATAGGTGGTCTGATAAGTCGCCATTGAAGCGTCTCCTTTTCGTTGACCTGGTTAAGAGGGATTGGCAGCCAGATGCGCGCTCTCAAGATCGCGCACCATGGCGGCGTAGGCGGCAACGGCGGGGGATGCGGACGACTGCGTCGGGCTGATGCCGTCCTTGATGGCATCAGCAAAAATATCCGGCGTCTTGCGCAGCCCTTCGGCTAGCATATCGAAACGGGCATCGATATAGGCGTCCGATCGTCCCTGGACGGCGTCCTCGCCCGCCTTGGCGATCACGACGGCTTTGCGGATCGCAGCGTCGGAAAGGCCGGATGTCTGGATTTTATCGACAATCGCCCTGGCGAGGCCGATCAGATCGGCGCGCGCCTCGGCACGGCGCTCGATCTCCGTTTCGTCCGGAACGGCTGCCTTCAGCGCGTCGAGTTCGGCATCCCGGATAGCAATGGCCCTCTGATGGGCGGCCTCGGCGTCAGCAAGGCGCTGCCGCAATGTCGTGATGATCTCCGCAGCCTGATCGGAAACTTCGATCTCGATGCCGTCGATCATGATCGTCTTGGTGGACATCATTCCTTCCTTGCTTTGCTTGTCATCGGAAAGGGGGCGTGGGGCTGCGAGAGGAGAGCAGCCCCACGGTGCGGCTGCATCGCCGATGCGGACTTTCGAGCCCGCACGGCCACGGCGCACAATGGCGATATGGTTGATGCGAATGTTTCGCTGGATGGCGTCATAGGCTTCGCCGGCAGGCGTTACGCCGGCCGTGAAATCGACATCGCAGACATAGCCTGCGGAAAGCTCCTGCTTGCCGCTTTCGATGGCCTGGATCGTGTCTTCATCGCTGACCATCAGCGGCACGCGAAGGAAGATGCCTTCGCCCGCGATCTCGTCCCCGGTCTGGCCGACGGCATATTTCTTCCAATTTTCCGAAGTGACCATCTCGGGCGGATGCTCATTTGTCACCGGCCGGTGAGCGGCGCTCTTGAGCGTATCTTCCGAAAAGACCTCGCCCCCGGGCCGATAAATCCGCACCAGCGGCATGTCCGGCTTGCCGATCTCGGCACCGGCATAGGTTTGAATACCCGTGCGGGCGATGCGGGCGTCGGCCACGAGATAGCCGTCTCCCGTCCGCCGCGTCCCCGCGACGGTGACAGTGTCTGTGAAGTTCATGTTGGGATTTCTCCTGGTCGAAGCCAAGCGGGTTCGGGTGAAAGCCGTTCCGCTCGATGAAGCGGTTTATTCGTCGGTTATACGCTGAGGACTGGGGGCGTTAGACGTCGCCGGGTCGGTCGGGTGCCCTTGCTGCCGCCTCCAATCCCGGCAACGATCCGTCTTCTACAAAAGCATTCAGCAAAGCTTCAGAGAGAGCCTGACGAGGAATGATCTCCTCGCCCTGGGCGGAGCCGAACAGAGCTCGTGCCGCCTCCGCCTTCGTCTTGAAGATATCGGCCCGTTCCATCTCACTCATCTGCTCCAGCGGCGCCCAGGTCGAATAGATGGCGGGATCGCGCGAACCAATGGCAGAGCGGATGAGACACTCGTCAAGCCGGGACATTGCGGGCGTATAATCAAGCTCCTGAATGGCCTGGATGCGATCGTGGTAGTTCTTCATGTCGGCCGTGCCGGTCGCATTCATGCCGGCGGGAGACTGACCAAGCAATCGCGTGACCGGAATGTCGGCCGCACCGGCGACGATCTGCAGGAAGGCCATCAGAATATCCGTAAGGCCGGAGAGCTGCGCACTCTTGCTCTCGTACTCCTCTTCGGCATCGAGGATCAGCGTACCGTTGACCCCCTTGATGGTGTTGGCGAGCGCGTAGCGGCGCAGCACCGCATCTTCATAGGCCTGATTGCCGATATTGGCCGAGAATTGTGGGACCTTGATGATGTCGATCTTGGCCTCGAAGACCAGGCTGGCGATATTGGCCGCGGTGCTGTCGGCATTCTTGATCGCATCGAAAGTCGCGGCGAGCACGCTTTCGCCCCAAGCCTGATTACCCATTCCCCCAAACTCTTCATTCGGTGTCATCGCACCTTTGAAGATGACGAGCCGAGAGGGATGGATGGTCACCTGCATGCCATTGGCACCGGTCAACCTGTAGAATTTAGGCTTGCCATACCATTCCGAGGTTGGATCACTATCAATATCGCCGGCCGCCAATTGGCGGCGCGTCAGTACCGTCAAATGTTTGAGGCCATCCTTTCCGATCCGCTCTATCCCCAACGGCCGTGCCGGATCGCCATCCTCGGACCCGATAAAGAGAGCGGCGCCACCGAAGAGACGCGCTTTCGTCGCTGCTTCCAGCACTTTGCCGCGCAGATTGAGACGGCGTTCCTCCGCTTCGATCAATCCGATCTGATCGCTCGATGCTTGCCAGTTTCGCCATTTCCGGCAGCTATCGAGAGCCGGAATGTCGATGATCTTGCGCGGCAGCCAGGAGCCGCGATAGGCGGCGATGATCTGTTCGTCCGTCAAGATAGGCTGCGTGTAGAAAACCGATGCCGCCTTGTCGCGATCGGTGCCCATGCGGGATGCAAGGCTCACCAATCCGTCGCGAACCATCGAGAATACCTGCCCCATGGATTGTCCTTTGATGTCGTGTGATGAAGAAGCTCGCCCGAGCGAGCCTAGAAGTTGCTGAAGCTGAAAGATGAGCTCAGCGCGAGTTCGTTCAACGCATCGGCGAAGGCATCGACCTGGTCGTCGAACTGCCCGTTCGGAAAGGCACAGATCTCGTCGAGAAATGCTTCATTCCAATCCCCACGCAAAAGCTTGACGTTTCCCGCTTCGGCCTGCGCCGAGGCGGGTTTGGCGCGCGTTGCCTTGTCGCCGGTTGGTGATATGGCTTTTACAGGAAAGCCCGCGAGCAGCTTGATCTTGGTTTCCGCATCAGCCTTGCCGGCTGCACCGGGATCCTGCGGCATGCGGATCGTCACCGTCGGCCCGTCCTGCGACGCAGTGTTCCTGAGATTGCGCTCCACCTCGGCGGGCGACCAGCGCCCGCGCGCGATGGTTTCGACATAGAAAATACCATCGATCAAAGCCATCCGTAGACCAACGGTCCAATCTGGCTTGCGACCGGGACGCTCTTTCGAAGCCGCGAAATCCCAGGCGCGACAACGCTTTGCACCAGCAGGCAGCGCTTCGACGATTTCGAAATCGCTGCGCTGAAATAGGCCGCCCGAGCGAGGAGCAGGCCGCTGTTGAAACTGGCCGGCCACCGCATAGGAGCCGAGCGGAATCTTGTCCCGCTCGATCACTGCACGAGGAAAGCGCCGCGGAAAAAGCAGTTCGCCCTCTTCCGTCCTCGGATCAGCAAATCCGATCGAGGTCCGGCATCGGCGCTCCGGCTCGAATTCCATCGGCAGCATCAGGTGCTCGTAGCCGAGCCCAAGCGCGAGGATCGTACCGGAGACATCCGCCTCATGCAGTCGCTGCATCACGACGACGATCGCCGAGCGTTGAGGATCATTGAGCCGCGTCGGGACGGATTCCCGAAAGGTGCGGACCGTAGACAGGCGCTCGGCCTCCGATTCCGCCCCATCGACGGAATGCGGATCGTCGATAATGACACGATCGCCGCGGCCGCCCGTCAACCTGGAGAACGGCACACCCTGCCGCGAGCCCGTGCGGGTATTGGCGAAAGCCATCTCGCCCGTTCTCGTCAGCTTGACGACGTCACCCCAAAGCGCTTGATACCATTCGGAGGCAACGAGGTCACGCATGCGCCTGTTGTCGCGCTTGGCGTAATGTTCCGAATAGGAGGCGCTGAGATAGCGCAGCTGCGGCTTGCCTTTCGGCCCCCATTCCCAGGCCGGCCAGAACACGCCGCAGAGAAGCGACTTCATCGTGCCCGGCGGCACGTTGATCAGCAGCCGGGTAATCTCGCCCGAAGTTACTGCTTCAAGATGTTGGCAGATGGCATCGACATGCCAGCCATGAACATAGTCAACGGAAGGCTCGACGACGTGCCAGGCCTCTCGCACGAACCCGCTCAACGACTGGCAGTTGGCACGAATTTGCTCCGCGTCCATCGCAAGCTGCCTGGCATGCGCGGCTTGCTCGCGCTCAGCTCTTCGCCTCGCCTTCTCCTCCCGTATCGCCACCATCATCGTCGCCGGATCCGGCAAGCGGACCGAAGAGGGATTCGAGTATCGCAAGCTGCTCATCCGTGGCATTGGTTAGGTCGATGGTGACGCCGTGACCTCCTTTGGTCCCGGCGCCGGAGCGCTCGCTAGGTTTCTGATGAACATAGGAGGCCGCTATCTTTGCCATTTCATCGCGCCGCTTCTGATCCGCCTCATCGTCACGCATTACTTTCAACATGTAATCAAGCGGCGTGTCGTCGGCGGAAACGGCCTTGCGACGGCGCGCACGCGGTTTGCGCGGCGCGACCGGCTTGTCGGCATTGGTCATGCTTCAGATTTCCAATGGGATTTTGAAAGAAAACAAGCGGTTCAAAACAACGCTTGCGGTCGACAGTGCGTCGCTGCAACTGTTCTCATCATGCCAAAATAGATACCCCATTTCGGTGCGGTTGGCGACACCCTTGAAGGCCGACCAGCGCGCAAGGAATGAGGACTTTGACGGGAACTACCAATAACCTACTGAAATTTCATGAAAATATAGAACTCTGCAGTCCGACAAATTGAACGACATACCCTTTCAACCCTTACCGTTGGCGATTAAATTCAGTCGAGGGAAACTCTTGAGCAGATCAACACCAGATGACGATCGCGATGGTCCCGTGAGCCGAGATTGGGTTCGGCGGTTCATCGCCGCCAATCTCCCGGTCCTGCCCGTTCCCGGTATCCCCGATATGCACCTGCACAAAGCAGGCCCGCAAAGCGGGTTGCGGCGCCTCGCAGAACAAGATCCGCAATTCGGCTCACCTTACTGGGCGCATTACTGGGGAGGAGGTCTGGTTCTGGCTCGTTATCTTCTCGACGAGTCCGAAAGCGTGGCGGGTCGCCGCGTATTAGATCTCGGCGCCGGCTCGGGAATTGTCGGGATTGCCGCTGCAAAGGCAGGCGCGGCGAAGGTATATGCCGCCGACGTTGATCCCTATGCAATCGTCGCTATCGAGCTCAATGCCGCACTCAATGATGTGATGATCGATACGGTATTCGCCGACTTGACGATAAGCGAATTGCCTGATGTCGACGTCATATGCGTCGGAGATCTTTTCTATGAGGCAGCGCTTGCGGAAAGTGTCATCGCATTTCTGGATCGCTGTCTGGCTCGGGAAATCATGATTCTGATCGGCGATCCTTGGCGGGCTCATCTGCCCACGTCGCGTCTCCGGCTCCTGGCAGAATACACGGTCCCGGACTTCGGCGAGGTCACCACAAAGACTCGCTCAGCCGGCGTCTTTGCGCTTGGGTTAATCAAGTCATCAATCGAAGATATCCGCGCATCACAATGATTGCGGGTTCGGACCGCATCGTTGCGAAGACTTAGGCTTTCATCCTGGCACGCCTGCGGTTCCCGCGCTCCAGCCGCTTGGCCAGTTCGGCAAGTTCCGGACTTGCCGCATCGAAGACAGGCCGCGCATCATCCGACAGCCAGTGGTTTTCATGTTTGGGCGCCTTGGGCTTTACCCGGTCGAGCCCGCCCGGCGCATTCGGCATCATCGGCGCTATGCGCGACCAATCCGGCTCCTGGAGCATCGGTGAGGCAGCGAGAAGCACAGCCGCAAGCGTCTGGAATTCGCTCTGAATGCGCCGCTCGGCGGTGCGCCGGACGCGTCCGGTTCGAGCGCAGAAATCTCGAAACGAACCGGCAATATAAGGTGCGGCAAGGCAAATGGACCATTGCGAAAGCAGGATGCGCCGCTCCTCGTCCCCGACATGAACGCGCAGCCATTCCTGCAAGACCTCCTCTGCCCGGCTGATTGCCACAGCGCTCGGGCGATAGCGAATGCGGATATCGGCATGATCCTTCGATTCAGGCAAAACCTCCGGCCAGAGCGTCCGCATCCTGTCGGGCCGGATGCCGCGTACATCGAGATGAACCATCGTATCGGCTGCCTCGACGAAACGCGCCCGGATAATCAGGCTCAAGTCGGCGATCTCGGCCGCGCGACGGGACAGGTCGTCAAACTGCAAGGCGGACGGGTGTATCAAGTCGTTTCTCCAATTCCTGATAAATCAGCGTTCGCAACGTCGCCCG